AAAGGTGGTTCGGTAAATGAGGGCGCGTCTCCATCAAGCCCTCTTTCTACGTACGCTCCAAACGACCCGGGCGTTGACATCGGCGGCATTTTATCAATTGCAGGCAAGAATTGGGCCAAATTAATATGAAAGTGAGTAAATAATGGGTAAACCAATACACGTAGAGGTTTCGGCAAATACTAGATACACAGACGAGAACGAGAGATTAATTAAAAAGTTTTGCAGAAAAGTTAAGAAAAACGGAGTTCTAGATTTAGTTAAGAAAAGAAGGTATTATGAAAAGCCTTCAGTTAAAAGAAAGAGAAAAAGAGAGAAAAAATTGAAGCTTGCCAAAGAAGCAACCAAGAAATATAACGACAAGTTTAAGGATTAAGGAGGCCTAAGATGGCACATGACAACACAGTTTACAAGCATACGAGTTGGGGCAGAACAAGAGGACCTAAAAATTTAGCAGGTGCCAATGGCACAGCGATAGTAGTGTTGGCACACGATGCCCTTCCAGTTACAACAGGCATCTCAACAGGAGCCGGCGCTAGGGACGGTACTACTGGATACGCAACAGAAAATCAAAGATACTTGTTTCTGACCGTAGATCCCGCTGGAGCCGGTGCTCCCGATCGGGATATTGAATTGTGGTTTTATATGCACGCAACAGGCATTTGGTCGTACTCACAGACAGTTAATTGCGATGCTGTTACAGTCCCCACAACTTATAAGATTGAAATAAATGGTGTTGATCGTGTTGCGTTCGTAAGAGATGCTGGCGCTTGGGGCGACGAACCCGATGCAGTATATGCAGCCTGCTCAACATTTTAGGAGATCTATAATGGCTAGGAGAAATATAAAAACAGGCGCTGATTATATCATTAAAACAAATGATGTAAAGGGCCAATATACTCCAATTGATCACTCTCGCCGCTCGGTTGCAACAATCACCTTCTCTGATTCTGACGGCGGCAGCATTGACTACAATCAGACCATTACAATCGTCTCTACAGATGGAACATCAGTAACATACACCACCAAAGCCGATAATGATTATTCTGAAAATGAATTTGATGCTGACGGGGGCTTTGATGATAAAGCGAACGCACTTAAGGGCGCCATCGAACACTCTAGCGGCCATAACGGCAAAATTCTTGTCTCGCGAAGTGATAATGTTTTAACATTAACGCAGGCCACAGCCGGCCGTGCAGGAGACACCACCATAACAGAAAACATTACTGACTGTACAGTGGTGAACTTTTCCGACCCTGATGTGCACGAACAGCCTCCTCCTTTTATTCTTGGGTTTCGAGGGGTTCCCACTCTCCGTGTCCGTACATCGGCAGAGTAAATATTTCCTGTCATTTAGAGAATTCCAATACTAATTACTTTTGAGAAATTCTTCTATTTTTAAGGGGTATGTATATGTCATCCATGTTAGAACAAGCACTAATCGACGCAAAAGCGTTAAAAGAATCAGCACTGAAGAATGCTGAAGCAATGATCATAGAAAAGTATTCAGATCAGATTAAAGAAGCTGTAGACTCGCTTCTTGAGCAAGGAGAGGATTTAGAAGATCCACTAGCTCCGCCAGAGGAAGAGTCTGATCCCGTTCTCGATCAGGTCCCCGGCGCTCTAGAGCCGGATTTGCCTGATAACGAGGAGGTGGCTTCCGATTCTGAGGTTTTGACCTTGGACCTTCCAGATCTTCAGAGAAAGATCAAGGAACTCGAACAAGAAGAGGGCCCCGGCGCCGTTGAAGAGTTGGACGCCGAAAAGCCAAGTCATGAAGACTTAGCCAATAATCTTGAGCCAGCCGTCGACGCGTCTCCAATGGCAGGTAGTACTTTGGACGCCCCCTTGGAAGAAGAGATTGAGATTAGCGACGAGTTGATCGATGAGATCCTCGAAAGCCTAAAGGTCGATATTGAGCCGCAAATGAGCGGCTGGGCAGGCACTCCGCAGTCTCAAATGCGAGAGTATGAGGCTATGGCTCTTGCTCGCGAAAATGACGACGAAGTCAAGGAAGAGAACGAAGCCCTCCGGGCGAGAGTTAAGGAACTTGAGGAGTCGCTAAAAACTAAAGATTCTAATAATAGCAAACTTACAGAGGAAAACACAAAATTCAAAGAAGCTTTGCTAACACTAAAAGAAAAGATTGAACTAGTAAACGTTTCAAATGCGAAACTACTTTACATTAACAAGACACTTGAGAATCCCTCTTTGAATGAGCGACAAAAGAAAAAGATTGTCGACGCGATCTCTAAGTCTGAAACAACTAAGGAAGCGAAGGTTATTTACGAAACACTTCAAAGCACCGTGGGAAGCACAGAAAAACGTTCTATGCCGAAATCACTTAGCGAAGCAGTCAGTAGAAGCCCTTCATTACTTATTAACGCACAGAAAAACAACAGAAAACAATCTACAGACGATTTTTCTGAGCGACTTCAGCGTTTAGCTGGAATTAAAAAATAATATAGGAGGTTACTATTAAAATGTCTGTTTTACAAAAATTAACTGAAGGCATTGTTCGTCGCGACGTATCCAAAGAGGGTGCTGCTCTTCTCGCAAAGTGGGAGAAGACCGGTCTTCTTGAGGGTCTAGACAACGACAGTGCAAAGAATGGTATGGCAGTTCTCCTTGAGAACCAGGCCAAGGAGCTTCTCCGTGAGGCTTCAAGTATGTCAGCAGGTGACGTCGAAGGCTTCGCCGCTGTTGCATTCCCAATTGTCCGCCGCGTGTTCGGTGGATTGATCGCTAACGATCTCGTCAGCGTTCAGCCGATGAGCCTTCCAAGTGGACTCATCTTCTTCTTGGACTTCACCAAGCCTGACGCACTCGCTGGAGGCGCTGCTGGTGAATCTCTATACGGCGGTAACGTTGTTGGTCGTCAGTTGACCGGCGGTGTCAACCTTGGCGGAACCACTGTTGAAGGCCCTGGAGGTTTCTATGACCTTAACACTGGTTACTCTTCGCCAACGGGCTCTATTGCCCTGGCCGACGCCACAGGCACTGCCATAAGTGCAATGAGCGACAATGAGCTAGGTGATAAGGATGCCACTGGTGGTATTCTTGCAGCTCCTGTTGCAATTGGATCACTCACCGAAGCGCAGAAGAAGGCTATTCGCTTCGACCCTGATGTATTGGCTGCAGCCTCAACTAGCAAGATCGCTTCTTGTGTTGTTAAGTTGAGTGAAGCTAATATGAACCTTGTGAATAAGAGAGCACTTACAGCGGTTGTCCTTGAGAATGATAATGGTTCCCAGTTGTCTGACGCAACAGTTACCGTTGAGGTTCTCCGTAGATTGACCCACCTGGGCTACAGAGACTCAAATGGTGACATTGTTGCTGGCTCTGAAGCACAGCACATTCAGATCTACACCTTTGGTGGAGCTACTGCTGACAACGATCACGCTGCCACTGCGACAGTCAAATTCCCATTGGTGGATGAGTTTGCTGCAGGTGGTATCTCGCCTGATGTTGGTGCTGTTATCGGCCGCGAGTTTGGCCTTGAAGGTGCTGGCGACGACGCTGCAGGTGCAAACGACGTGCAGCTCCGCTCCGGAAGAATCCCAGAGATTGACATTAAGGTTGACAGCATCGCTGTTACAGCAATCACTAAGAAGCTCAAGGCTAAGTGGACACCTGAGTTGGGACAGGATCTCAACGCATACCACAACCTTGACGCTGAGGTTGAGCTAACTGGTATTCTCTCCGAGCAGATTGCTCTTGAGATTGATCAGGAAATCCTTGGTGATCTTATCCAGGGTGCCAAGGCTGGTACTCGTTACTGGTCACGCGCTCCTGGCTTGTTTGTTGATAGCAATGGTGTAGAGCAGGGTGCTTCTTCGGCAGCTCCTGACTTCACCGGTACTGTTAGCGAGTGGTACGAGACACTCATTGAGACAATTAATGATGTTAGTGCTCAGATCCACAGAAAGACACTTCGCGGCGGCGCAAACTTTGTTGTTTGTTCCCCAGAGGTGGCTAACATTCTGGAGTTCACAGCAGGATTCCGCGCAAGCGTAACTGCTGATGCTGACAAGGGTGACATCGGTGCTGTAAAGACTGGTTCACTTAGCAAGAAGTTTGAGGTCTTTGTTGATCCTTACTTCCCACGCAACGTGGTCCTCGTTGGTCGTAAGGGTGGATCGTTCCTTGAGAGCGGTTACGTATATGCCCCATATGTACCACTGCAGGTCACACCTACCATCTTTGGCCAAGAGGACTTTGTGCCTCGTAAGGGTGTCATGACCCGTTACGCCAAGAAGATGGTTAGACCAGATATGTATGGTATTGTTGTCGTCCGAGGTCTCTTGGGTGAAGAGGGTGCTAGCTAATAGCTAGAACTTCATAACAAAAGATTCAGCCCCGTCATTTATTTGGCGGGGCTTTTCTTTTATAGTGATGCTATTTATATATGACTTAAGATTATTCTCCTGGGGCGGGGCCGCTGTCCCTTGAAGGTATATGCCCGAAGCGGCTGGTCATATACCGTGGATTTTCTTGGTTACGTAACCATAAAAAGGAGGAAACAAATTATGGGAAATAGAAGAATTGGGCGCAAAAGAATGGAGGCTGCCCTTAGAAAAATGAATGCTACAAAATCAGATACAGCAGGATCTAGGTCTGGGCTTAGAGGGTTTGATATGCCGGCATTTGAATTACAGCCATCAAAGTACTACGGTATTTTTGATGACTTTCAGACAGTTTCGGGTGTAACTGATTTGGCCCAAGACGACGATTTTATGCTGGCACATGGCAGTTCGGGTCTTTGCGGTGCAATGTGGGACTGCACTACTGGTGGAAGTGGTTCACCAACTATCACACTGGATAATGCTGAAGTTGGTGGAGCAGTAAAGCTGCTGGCTGGTACCGCTGACGATGACGTCGCAAGATTGTTTGCTGTCAACAATCCATTTGTTTTGGACGCTTCCAATCCAAGAAAGATCTGGTGGGAAGCAAGACTGAAGCTTAGCGATGTTGATGCTTCTGGTTTCTTTGTGGGGCTTGCGGGTAACGGCGTTGATGCAACAGTTGATACCGCTATCATGGCCGGCGGTTTAGCTGACGGCATCGGATGGCAAATCCTTGACGGTCAGGCAGCGGTAACGTTCGCCTCTATCGCCGCAGTTGGTGATAGTGAGACTGTTGTTCAGTCTTCAACTTCTGCAGCAGATGGCACTTATGTGCTTTTGCAGTTCCACTTTGATGGCTCAACTGTGCACTACTATATCAATGGTGATTTGTCTCACTCATCAGCATTGACACTGCCAACTGATGGTACCTTGATTTGTCCACACATTGAGTATATACAGCAAACAGGTGATGACGATACCATGCATGTTGACTATGTCCGTGCTTGTATGGAGCGATAATCATGAAGAGGGTTGTAAAAAGAGTTCTTGTAAGAGAATGGGTCGTGGACGGACTAGTTCATCAAGAATGGACGAGAGAATGGGCAACTGTGAAGCCCGAGCCTGCCCCTAAAAAGGCAGCTCCAAAGCCAAAGGCAAAGCCAAAGGCAGAGCCAAAGGCTGGTCTCAAAGAAATGGTCAAGAAATTGGTCGGCTCTGACGAGAAGGCCTCTGAAAAAGAATAGTAAAATATTCACAGCCCCCCGAAAGGGGGGCATTTTTTTAGTTTAGTTAAAAAGGAGTTTAATAAAATGGGTAAAAAGACAAGAAAAATAAGAAGTCCAAAGTATGCTAGAAAGTTTGCAAAACTTAGAGAGTTTATATTTGGAACAAAAACAAAAAACACAGAAACAGAAAACACCACAGAAACAAGCGTTGCACAGAATACAACAGAAGTAGAGACAGAGGTCAGAGAGGCCACAACACCTCCGGAAGACACTCCCACGACAGTAGAAGAAGAAAAGAAGACTACAACCCGGAGAAAGCGGCGAACCACAAAAAATACGCCAACAACCTCTACAGGTGAGACAAAGAAAACAACAAAACGTCGAACTACAAAGAGTAAGACAACTACGACTACAGAAGACAAGCCGAAGACAACAAGAAAAACAACGAGAAAGAGAAGAACTAAGGCTTCTTCATAACATAGCGGATTTTCTTCGTTCGTGAGACTAATTAAAAGAGGATTGCTATCGGAGGACCCCTAAATGCCAACTACAGATCTTACACCATCCAGTAAGACCAGCAAGTCTATTTTGCCAGCAACAGGAAGCGTCGGTAACGTAAATAAATCAGTCGCGTACAAGGTTTATTCGAACACTAGTTCCCCGTTATTTGATTCAAACTTTCTATCTGGTGCAGTGGATCAGGTAACTTATGTATATAGAAAGTTAGGCGGAGACGTACTAGATATAGAGCTGACACCAGCAAATATATACTCTGCATACGAAGAAGCAGTGCTGGAATATTCATATATTGTAAACATCCATCAGGCAAACAATTCCCTTTCATCTTATTTGGGGCATTCTACTGGCGCCTTTGACCATTTGGGTAATCTAAAATCTACAGGCGATACAACCTTATCTTCGTCTCTCGATGGCACACAGGCTGCATTAAAGTTTCCAAGATTTGATTTTGGTTATGCTCGAAGAGCAGCAGAAGCAGTATCTGCTGAGGCGGGTATGGGCCGTGGCCAGGCAGAGTATTCAGCCTCTTTCAACACGATCGTTGGCCAACAAGATTATGACTTACAGACTATAGTGTCATCCTCGGCTGCAGCCTCTGGAAGCATGCCTTATTTTAGAAAAGTGGGCAATAAGAAGATTTTAATTAAAAAAGTGTTTTACAAAACGCCTGCTGCAATGTGGAGATTTTTTGGGTATTATGGCGGCCTGAATGTTGTTGGGAATTTTCACAACTATGGTCAATTTACCGATACCTCTACTTTTGAGCTAATACCTTCATGGCAAAACAAATCTCAAGCTATGGCTTTTGAAGACGCGATATATACTAGAATGTCTCACTTTTCTTACGAACTAAAGAACAATCAATTAAGATTATTCCCAATACCCTACACTGGCGGCCCAACAAGAATGTGGGTTCAGTTTTCAATACCAACAGACCCATTTTCAGAAGAGGAGAGCGGCGTTGATACGGGCATAAACGGAATCAACAATATGAACACTCTGCCTTTCGCTAATTTGCCATTTAAGAGTATAAACAGTATAGGTAAGCAGTGGATACGCAGATTCGCCCTAGCTCTTTGCAAGGAAATGTTGGGCCACGTAAGAAGCAAGTTCCAGTCAATACCGATCCCAGGCGAATCAGTCACCCTTAACGGCTCCGATTTGATAACTCAGGGTAGAGATGAGCAGAATAGCTTAAGGGACGAGCTAAAGACAACATTGGCGGAAATGACTTATACTAAGTTGGCACAGATAGACGCCGAAACTCTAGATGCATCCAGCAAGGTTACTGAAAAGGTACCTCTGCCGGTATTTGTGGGGTAATTTATAATGGCAGATAACAAATGGAAGCAACCGGGGCAACCACCACCGCCGCTTTTCCTTGGCGACAAGGAAAGAAAGCTAGTAAAACAAGTAAATGATGAACTTGTCGAACGCGTCATTGGCCAGCAGGTGCTGTATTATCCGGTTAGTATCGAGGACACAGATTTTCATCCAATTTACGGCGAATCAATTCAGAAAAACTTTTTTAATCCTATAAGAGTTTATGCATTGGTTGAGTGGAAGGGCTACGAGACACAGACAACCAACCTTGGAGTCGACAGGGTCTCTAAAATAACTGTGCACTTTCATAAGAGAAGATTAACGGAGGATCAAAATCTTTTTGTCCGCGAAGGGGACTTCATAGCATATGGCGATGAGTACTATGAAATCATGACCCTCAATGAGCCAAAGCAAATATTTGGACAGGTCGAACATAAGATGGAGATAAGTGCTGAGTGTATAAAGGCAAGAGAGGGACTATTTGATGGCAACTAGAAAAATACCATTCGCCAGTTCAACACTGGAAAACATTGATACTGCTTTTTTGAGGTATATCGACGAATCCTTGAATATACACACCACAACAAACCAGGGATTTACAAAGGTTCCTGTAATTTGGGCGTCTGCGGAAAGAACTTTCCAAAGCAAGAGAGACTCCAGAGTCAGGGATCAGCAGGGATCCTTGGTATTGCCCTTGATAACGATAGAGCGAACCGGAGTTACAAAAGACGTAAAACGAAAGGGCTCAGTTCAGGCTGCCTTGATGCCAATTATGGATGAAAAAGGCGGAGTTCTTGAAGTGGCCAGGAGAATAAAGAAAGACAAGTCGGCAAATTTCGCAAATGCTGATGCTTTTAGACTTAGGGGGAAAATTAACTTTCCACACAAGAATGAGAAAGTAGTATATGAGACAATAAGTATGCCACTCCCCGTTTATGTTATCATGAATTATGAAGTTACTTTGAGAACAGAATATCAACAGCAAATGAACGATATATCAACACCATTTATTGCCCGCCCCGGCGGAGTAAATCATTTTATCGTCAAAAACGACGTTCACAGGTATGAGGCTTTCATAAAGGACAGCTATTCTCAGAGTAATAATCTAAAAACTTACACCAACGAGGAAAGAAAGTTTGAAACAAAGATAACTGTTGAAGTTTTGGGCTATATTTTAGGCGAAGGAGATAACGATAACCAGCCTTTTCTCTCGATTAGGGAAAACGCGGTCGATTTTAAGATGCCCAGAGAAAGAATAATTACGAGAGACGAAATAGAGGATGAAAGGCGCCCTGACGCCTTTTATGCGGGTCTTCCCGGAATAACAGAAGAAGACTAACTATTTATAGTTATACAATAAGTCATTTTAAACAAAGAAAGGAGTAAAAAATGGCAGCTTTAGACAAATTAATCGACCTTTTGGAACAGGTCAAACAAACTGATCCTAGTTTCACAGACAAGGCATCCAGAGCCCTAGACGCACTAGTTGGTACATCGGATCCGGCCCATCCAGTTCCAGCGACAGCACCGGAACCAGAACCGGAACCAGAAATCTCTTACCCTGATCGTGTAGAGCTAACAAAGACTCACCTGAAAGAGATTCAAGACGAACAAAAGGCCCTAACTCAGAAGATAACAGAGCTTGGCTTGTTGCAGCAAAATTATGAATCTGACAAGGAGGCATTATTGGAATATGTTGAACAAAAGCAGAAATACTTGCGAGAATTTATTGTAAATCTTAAGAAAACGTATAATTTAGATCCAGAAGCCGTATATCTTTTGAACTTTCCAGAAAAGGAAGGAGAAAAGGCAACTTTTGTTAAGAAGCAGGGCTAATTACAATATATAACAAAAGAGGATCTAGAAGAATATGACCGAAAAAGAAACCTACACGACGTCCGATATCGGAATCGCAGCATACCTACAAATGCTGGGCTTTAAGTTGTTGCAGTGCCATCGACTTAACGGCGGCAGATTTCATTTTGAGTTCGAGAATTTAGAGGAGTGCAAAAAGCACTCGATAGAATTTTTAAGTTCGGATTTTTGTAAGTTTGATAACAATGTCCGGAATTTAAAAAAGTTATTGTTTTCGTAAATCCCTTCATAATTTATTTCAATAAAGTCCACGTTCAAGTTAACCGCAAGTTTATGAATCTACCCAAATTAAGGAGGTAACAGCTTATGGCTGCAGCAGAAGGGTCAATCGTCATCGCCGAAGCCGGCGGAGAATTCGATTCGGCCGATTATCCTAGGTTTGTGTTAGGGGATGGTACTAATACTTTAACTTTTGTTATAGACAATCACGCAGGCGAACTGCAAACAAAATATGCTGGAGAGCTTGCAACGGCATATACAGCATCCACTCAGACGCCCTTTGAGGACTCTCAAAGAGGTAGATTAGTGATACCAACTTTTGATGAAGCGGACGGCGCTACAAAAGCTGGTATGTCATTCTACTTTACGGATGCTTCAAATATAGACAATGCCATTAACCAGTATGGTGAAATTGCAACGGCAGGTAATGCCGGCTTTAAGGACATTTCAGTTAGGCCTCACTGGCTCTTAAGAGACGCTGATGGTAATGAAATCAAAATTGGCTTTGGCTCAACCAATGCCACTGCGATAACAAACCAGAGCGCCGTATTACTTTATAAATATTCGGCCTCAGGGACACCCAGGTATTTTCTCTATAGAGAGAGCGCTAGCAGTAGGAACTACTTTGTAAGAGTTGTAAACGAGGGAACCAACGCATGGAAAGCACACCAAGTTTTCTTTGGTGCTGTCAAGCATGCTTATACGTCAGGGTTGCTTAACATCGACGTGCAGGGTATCAAGTCAGACGGATCTTTGATGTCTGCATCTCTCGGTACTCTTGGCGGCGCAGGCTCTTATACGTCTTCTGAAGCTGTTGGTATACGCTTGGAGTATAAGACAGCTGGAGCAAAGGGAAATGCGTGTTCTTTTAAACTGGTAGACTCTCAAGCTCACTTGACAGGGTCTACAACAGCTGAGAAGATCGCGTGGTCTTACGGTTTTGGAGAATATGCACAGGCCCCTGCAATTGCAAGGCATAGTTTGAATGCAGACGCAGATGCCGACCAGTTTCTTGGCAATAACACCAATACTGAAATGTATTTCAGAGGCGGCAAGAAGGCTGGTTCTGGTTCTGACGCTAGTTTGAGCGCAGCGGATATAGCGGAGGCCATTAAAGACATAATTAATGGTTCAAGGCTAGAAATTACTGCAACTCGCAGTACCGCAACAGTTAATTTAGAGAATGATAATGATGGTACCGTTGGTAATGTAACAATAACAACAACAAACGAGGGCGCGCTATTTACCGTTTCGGGAATGGCAGTGCCTTCAGGAGGAGGAGGAACTTCTATTATGGCAAGGACAAAAATTGGTTCTAAGTTGATCGCCGTCGGCGGATTGACAAGAGATAACATTGCATCAGGTTCAATTGAGATAGGTCACCTAAACTTCTTAGCAAGTGAAGGTGCAGCAAGTTGGGGCGGCGCCCTAGCCGACGGAGACATCATTCCAGTTCACGATACCAGTGCGGATGCAGTTCGTGGTATTGAGCTGATTGACCTTAAGTCTTATTTGTCGGCATCAGTCATTACAAACCTCACCGCTTCTGGTGATGTTTTGCTCGGCGACGCGACTGGTGACACAGTCAACGTTACGGGCCGTTTTATTTCAAGTTTGGTTCCGAAGACAGACGGTCTTAATGACCTTGGTACAAATGCATTGGCATGGAACACTGTCTTCGCAGAGTCGGGGTCGTTTAGTGACAACGTTGGTATTGGAAACAATCTGACTGTTACTGATACCATCTCTGGTTCTGCTGTGACAACCCATACAGCAACTGCTGATAAGGTTGTGGCGAAACAGATAAACACCACTTCGTTGACTGCTTCTGGTGGTATGACGATTGGTGATAACAATGCTGACGACTTGTCGATCGTCGCAGGTCTAATTACAGACCTTGTTCCACAGAACGACAACAAAGTTGCCCTTGGTTCTGCAACTAAGAGATACTCACTTATTAGCGCCATGTCGGCTTCAATCGCCGGCGCTGTCGGTATCGTTGGTACAGCAACTGTAGGTGGCTTAACTACTGCCGGAACTGTTTCTGGTTCTGCGTCTACTTTCCACGATCTCGCTGCTGATGATCTCACTGTTGGTGGCATCGCCGCTTCCAGTATTACTGCTTCAAACGGTGTGTTGCTTGGTTCATCTAATGCTGATGATCTGGGATTCTTGGGCGGTCAGATTACTGACTTGGTTCCACAGAATGATAACAAGGTTGCTCTCGGTTCCGCGACAAAGAGATACTCACTTATTAGTGCTATGTCAGCTTCTGTTGCTGGTGCTGTTGGAGTTGTAGGTACAGTAACTGCAGGTGGTTTAACTTCCGCCGGAACTGTTTCTGGTTCAACTGGTAACTTCCACGACCTTACAGCAGACGATGTCACTCTCGGTGGTCTTACGGTTAATAGTTTGACCGCTTCAAATGGAGTGATGATTGGTACTGCTGTCACCGATGATGTGTCCTTCTTGGGTGGTCTAATTACAGATCTTGTACCTCAGAATGACAGCAAGGTTGATTTGGGTACTTCTTCGAAGCAGTTCGCTGAAGCACACATTGACACTGGTTATATTGATGTTATTACCGCATCTTACGCGAGAATCACATCTTTGGACGTTGACGAAATTGTTTCCAGAACAGTTACCAAGGACTCTCTTGAAATCAAGGATAACTTGATTATCGCGGGTGTTTCTGGTTCGGTTGCAGGTGACTTCGTCGGCGCTGGTTTCCAGCTCGGTGGTAAGGTTGGTGTCTCTGGCACTGGTTCTTTGCCGCTTATGTCGATGACACTAGGAAATAGAAAGGTGACTGGCGACTCTATGGTCATTAATGTCGACGGACAAGCAGGCGCAAGCTTCATGTCTGGTGGTGTTACTCAGGCTATGTTGGGAACCCCGGGTATGCGCTTCGGTGTTACCGGCTCTGTTTCTGGTTCTCTCCTGCAAGGTAAGAGAGCTGAAATTGGTCACATTTCTGTTGGCAAGGTTAGTGGTGTTGCGCTTGTTGGTTCGACATCGGTTTCCGGTGCAACTGGTAACTTCCACGATCTTACTGGTGATGATGCAGTCTTCGGTGGCGTCCAGGCGGGCAGTATAACTGCTTCAAACGGTGTTATCCTTGGTTCATCGAACGCGGACGACCTGTCGTTCTTGGGTGGTCAGATTACTGATCTTATTCCACAGAACGATAATAAGGTTGCTCTTGGTTCAGCGACGAAGAGATACACCCTCGTGAGTGCGATGTCTGCATCTATTGCAGGTGCTGTTGGCATCGTCGGAACTGCTACTGTTGGAGCTTTGTCTTCTGCAGGTGGCATCACTTGTACTGGAGCCAGTTCTGCTATCTCTGGCGCGATGGGTCAGTTCAACCGAATTGACATCAACCGCTTGATTGGTAAGGGAGTTGTCACGCAGGATAATCTACAGACTGGTTCTGTTTTGACTCCTGCAATTCTCGATGCTAATGTCACAACCGCTAAGCTAGCTGCAAAAGCAGTTACAAAGGCTAAGCTGGCTGAAGACGTTATCCAGAACAACAGCGATGCCCATGGTGGTCTCGTCTTTACTTCTGGTCGTCTGAGTGTTGGCTGGAGAAAGGACGTATTCGTACGCTCTGACGGATCTAACATCAGTGGTACCGTGCCTACGCATGGTAAGTTTGCCACTAAGGCAGTTCCGACTCCATACACCACTGCATCACTTGGCGCGCAGCCGGTTTCAGGTACCCTCATGGTTTACTTGAACGGTGTCTTGCTCCATGGTGACCACGTTGGCGTAGAGGACGCAGGCCGTAACGTTGGTAGTTCCGACTTTCACTTGTTGACTGGTTCTGCTAATGCTTACAAGGTTCTCCTTAACGAGGATCTTGCGTTGGACAGCGATGATATCTTGACTATCACTTATCTCTCTGGTTCAGGCGTAGATGAATGATCTAAGATGATATCTGGGGATATCTTGAGGGGCCTTCGGGCCCCTCTTTTTTTATGAGGTGCAAAAGGAATTTATTTACGCTACCTTTTGGGTTATTGTAGACTATTTATTTAAGAAAGAATTATAAAAGTCACACGATTTTTTATCAAATTAATTCGTTGTAAGGAGAAATAAAGCATGTCCGTTGATAGATTTAAGTTCGTCTCACCAGGGGTATTCGTTAACGAAATTGACAATTCAGGCCGAACCGATGCAGATATCGGTGATAGAGGTCCTGCAATAATTGGTCGCCTCGAACGAGGTCCTAGTTTGCGACCTGTAACTGTAGAAACATTTAGCGAGTTTATCGAGATTTTTGGTAATCCAATACCTGGCGGCGGTGGCCATCGCGCCGGAGGTGGCACGGGTGATGTATGGAGGGAAGGAAACTATCTAGCTCCCACATATGCAGCCTATGCCGCTCAAGCATATCTAAGAAACAGCAGTCCAATAACTGTTGTTCGACTATTGGGAGAGGCAAATCCCGACGCTGTATCCGGCGGCGAAGCAGGATGGAAAACTACCCAGAATCACGTTGCAGTCACCTGTGTAGAGCCTGGCTCTGATGGTGGTGGCGCCTTCGGTTTGTTTCTGTTCTCCTCTGGTACCGCTCAGAGAGATTATCAGGGTGCCTATCACGGCGCTCCGTACCATGGAGACCTCGATAACGGAGCAGCTACCAGAAATCTTGATAGAACAACTGGATCGCTAGCGGCAGTTTGGTATTTTGATAAAGGTGCAATTTGCCTTTCGGGAACTCTTTTGCCAGACTTCCACGCTGACCCCGCAAGCGGCTCCTTAGATGGCGGCACGACCACCGTCGCCCGCGACGGTCAACCACTCCTTAAGTCACTGGGCGCTAACGCGCTCGCTCTTAGGTCTAGCAACACATCTAAAATGGAATTTACAACAATCCTTTTTGATAACGAAAACACAGGTTCAAAGGTTACTTTCAACTTTGATCCGACAAGCGACAGGTATATTAGAAAAGTGTTTAATACGAATCCAACACTTGTTGGTTCAGCAGTTTCTAACCAAAGAGGTTATTGGCTAGGCGAAACATTTGACAGACATGCAAAAGACCTGCACGCTTCCGGTGCTCAGTTGCACCAGGGTAAGCTGGACGGTGACCCATCTTTGTATGGTGTGATTGTCGGCCTCAAGAACACTGTTGACTGGGGTATAAACCAGATTAGTACACAGCCTTCAAAGACTGGTCACTTTATTGGGCAGGATCTTACTACCAATACAACTGCTTTTGATGCCACAAACCAGCAAAAGCTCTTTAGGCTTGTTAGCCAGGACGACGGCGAATGGGGCCAGAGAAACATTAAGGTTTCTATTTCGGACCTCCGTGTGCCAACAGATTCAGACCCTTATGGTTCATTTACGATCTCTCTCAGACACGTTAGAGATCACGACGGGGCACCTAGAGTTCTTGAGAAGTTTGCAAACTGTAACTTGAACCCCGCTTCCAGAAATTATGTCGCAAGAAAGATAGGGGATTCCTATCAGGAGTGGGACAATGTAGAAAAGCGTTATAGGGTGTATGGAAATTATCCAAATATGTCCCGATACGTCAGAATTGAGATGAATTCCGACGTAGACCAGGGCTTAACTGACCCGAACTTGTTGCCATTCGGCTTTTTTGGTCCTCCTCGTTACAAGAACTTCCGACTCGCTAGCGGCGTCCGAGATGGCGCAGCTGGGTGGCTCGTTTGGCGACCGCTCGGCGCTCGCGTTCAGCCGCACCGCCTCAACGG